AGACGTCTAGAAGTATGGAGCTCTGGGGGCCCTAGGGAGGATTTGGCCTAGTAGTTGTCCATGCAACAAGCAGGTAGAATTTCCTCCCAGTAAAGTATGTTATTAAATTTATATAATATACTGATAAGTTATTATAAAGTACTCAGTAGCGTTCATAAATGACCACACGTCCCCACGACTCATCCTTAACAGTTACACTCCGTCCAAATTTAGCAAGTTCCCGCAAGTCAAAGAACGTATCCGCATCCTCAATTTCCGTATTCAGGAATGTCACAATAGCTCTATCAACCAGACTAATTACACTAGAGTATACTTGCCCGCCTCCGACATAACAACCCTCCGGATACTCACCTCTACCTAGTTGTACTACAGTTCGTCCAGGTAAGTTAGCTATATCAGAGTATGTATTCTTCCCGCATAGCAGCACTTTACCCATAGTGTACCATTTAAACCAGGCCATATCCTCTTTACATGAGAATCCTAACTCGCCTTTACTTCCAATGGCACCGTTTACATCTACTGCTACTATTAGCTCACGACGTATAATCATATTGCAAATCCGCCTGTGCTTGATTGTCTACGTCCATAGAATGTCTCCAGTTTAGATTGGTGTTGTTCTGCGCTTTCAATTGTGTTACCTGCGAGCTGTCGAAGAACGTCAGCACCATGAGAATACTCGTCATGTACAGGAGTTGTCTTCCAGCACTGAAGCTTTTCGTCCCATTCTTTACTATAGTTAAGGAAGCAATCAATGACGTACTTACAAGAAGCATCCACCATAAGATTAGGTATAATACGACGAACAGCTTCGATGCCATTGTCTATACTAGCACGTGGTAGTACGTCTAAACGCCACATGAGACCATTCTCTTTCTTGTATTCGAGCGCTACATCATAACGACTTTTCGCGCGGCCTCCACCTTTAGCTGTTCCAAGTTCACGTACTTTAATATCGTGTGGGAATCGCACAGCTCTTACGTCGTAACCACTGTCTCGGATATAGTCCATATAATGACTAAGCGCGTAGCCATTGTTCCAGTATTCAGCTATAATACGCCACTTGCCACGATACCATTGAACAAAGACTAATACAAAATAGTCGTCGACACCGAGGTCAACATATACATCGACAGGTAGGTTTTCATCATACAGACCCTGTTGGACATTACCTTTGCGAACTACTTCTTCATTAAACTGTCGTGCATAGAAAGTACCATCACGGCTGGCAGTAAAGGCTTCTTCAGGCGTTCCTGGGTATTCCTGGAATATATCACCACCTAACTCACGTCGTTGGGCTACCCAGAAGTTCTTCTGCTTACGTGTTAACTTACGTCCAGTCTTCATTTCAAGCTCATCGAAGTATATTTGGGCTTCTTCATCGATGGCTTGATTCACATCTAAGAGACAATCTGGGTCGTCTAACCACGACAGAAAGATAGGCATGAAGTCCTTTGGTGTCATTTGACCAGAGTTATGAGCTAATACAGACTCTTCCCACATGTCCTTAAACATATTCTTGCCTTCAGCCGTACTTTCAATGGCTCCGGTATTACCTTTAGCTAATGCTTGAAGCGTACCGGTCTTAACTTCTTTAGCTCGTTTGGGGTACATATTGGCTATCTTACCCATCTCTGAGATATGAAGTCTTTGTAGCGTGGTAGAACGGAACGATACGCGGATAAATATAGTTGAGCCATTACTAAATGAGAACTCTTTGGTGTTATCTTTCTCTAGACGTACACCGATAAAGCGCTTAACATCTTCATTTAGCATGTCCCATAGAAACTTAGTTCTTTCAAGCAGGGTTGATGCTTCATCTGTACCCTGTGCCATAAGACCGATGTTCATAAATGGAGCAAATACTGCATCGTCAAAGTAACACACAAGCCAGAATGTAGAAATGCCTTGTTGTCGTGACTTCAGTATAATGACACGAGGATGTTCTCTGGTTGCTGCGTATACTTTATGCTGCGCGTAGTTCATTCTAAATACTACTGGCTTACCGTACTTGTCGATAACATAGTAAAGATTATTAAGTCGCCATAGTTTACTGCTCAAGTAACGACGCTCAAATTCTGACGAAGATATGCCCGCCGGCGGAGGATTATCAAAGAAGTCATAGTAACCTTCTAAGTCAGGATACAGCTCGTTGAACTGCTCTTCTGTAATTCTTAAGTTACGCATATACTAATCCTGTGGTCTATCTGACAAGAACTGATTGTACTTAGGTGAGTCATTATCACCATAATTGTTTTGTACATTGACTTGAGTCATGTTCTTATTAAGGAATGCTGTTTGTAACTTGCATAATACGTCAGCGGCAATTTCGAGTTCTGATAGATGGTCGATACTAAGTAATAATGAACGTACGCGCGTATTAATAATTAAGGCAGTTTGTTGCAACTCTTCACCTAAGTGTTCAAGACCAGCGATACCTTTAGCTAACTCATTGATTTCTGCTTTTACTGTCTGTAAGTCACTTAGTTTTTCTTCTACTTCAGTAAGTATCAACTTATCAGTATTTAACAACGCATCAATTGTACCGTTTACTTTAGCTTCTTCGAATTCTCTTTTTAGCTTAAGTACACCACCATAGCTAACATTTAGTTCGTCAGCTATATCTTTAGGCGCCATATCTTTTTGTAACTTAGATATGACTCTATATTTCTGCGTATCATCCATATATTAAGCCTCTTCAGGTTTGTCTATTGTTTTAGACTTATATTCACGCAATAAATTAACAACTAGACTTGAGAAGTTCATATTCTTGCGTTCGCAGTGTTGCTTAATCTCTTTTATTAGCTGTGCATCATCAGGACGTTTGTCCTTAGTGCTGAATGTAAAGATTGCCATATTAATTACCAGTATCTATTAAACTTATATAAATTATATGACAAAACATTGTACAAGTAAACGACTTTATTATATAATATATTCAGTGGTTAATGGTAACCACAGTTAATGAGGAATTCACCATGTCAACAGAACAAGGTACTCCGACTTTTGAAAGTCGGGTAAATGAAGTTATCGCTGCTACAACTAAAGGTGATGACGGTAAGCTTGTACTTCCAGAAGGTACAGATGAAGCTTTGGCCTATGCAGCTAAAGCAGAACTACGTCGTCGTGATACACAAGGCGCGTATACAAAGAATCAACAACGTCTAAAAGCACTTGAGGCTGAGAATGAAAAGTTGGCATCTTCATGGGAAAGTGATGCTGTATCAAATCTATCTAACTCAGAGCAAGCTCGCCTTGAAGAACTAAAAGTACAAGACCCGGATGCTTGGCGTTCTGAGATTGCTAAAATTGAAGGTGAGAAGCGTACGCAGTTTCAAGAGAAGCGTCAAGCTATCTCTGAAGAAGCTTCTAAACTTACTGAAGTTGAACGTCGTGGTCTACAATTAGAACAATTCAATAAAGACAATCCAGACATCAACCTAACTGATGATGTGATTGCAAACGACATCCCGCCACGTATTACACGTAAGCTTAAAGCTGGCGAAATTCAATTCGATGAGTTCCTTAATGAAGTAGCAACTTATCTTGGTAAAGGTAAAAAGATTGCGCCTGGTGCAAAAGCTCCAGAAGAACCAAACTTCCAAGGTGCACGTGGTAGTAACACACCATCTAAAGAAGCAGTTGAAAAACAAAACTCCGACGACTACAGTAAGGAAATCTTCTAATGTCTAAACTTCATATCGGTACTAAACTTATTAAGTCTCAACCTATGACTCGTCAAGAGTATAATGACTATCGTGGTTGGCAACTTCCAGAAGATGAACAACATCTTGCTAATGAAGCGGGTTATCTAGTAGAATACCTTGATGGCGGTCGTGCTAACGATGAACGTCATGAGGGTTATATCTCATGGTCACCTGCTGATGTATTCGAAGCATCGTACAAATCGTCTGGTAGTCTATCATTTGGTCATGCCATCGAATTTGCAAAACGTGGTCATAAGATTGCGCGGGCAGGTTGGAACGGTAAGGGCATGTTTGTTGTTTATATGGAACCACTTTATTTACCTCCTTATAATACAACAGATACTATGCGTAAAGTTAATGACCGTACTGCGAAGTGGATTGGTAAGGATAAACCTCTCGATTGTCAACCTTATTTTGCTATGTACAACGCGCAAGAACAATGGATTCCTGGTTGGCTAGCGTCTCAATCTGATATGTTAGCAGAAGACTGGTGTATCGTTGAATAATCTACGTTTATTAAAATTAATAAGTGTACTTTTTATTTACTTTTGCTTAAAATTAATATAGATGAAGAAGCTTGCTTTCACGTTCTGTAGTTACTACACCGTACAAAGTAAGTTTCTGCTAAGGTCTCCGGCTTGGAATCACCTGACGTCTATTACTCTAACCCTAAAATATAAAGGATGACAACTATGTCTACTGGTATTGTTAAGGTTGGTTCGGATTTAGAACGCCGCAAGTGGATGCGTGAAGGTCTAATTCAGAAGGCTTCTATGTCTTTCTGGAACGCCTACACGGGTACATCTAAGGACTCTATTGTATTCCAAGCCAACAACGAAAATTCTGCTGAAGGTCACACCGTAGTCTTTGACTTCGACGGTAATATCTCTGGCAAAGCTATCAAAGGTAAAGATACTGCTTTTGGTAAAGGCGAACAGAAGAAGAAATTCTCTGACAAAATTACTGTTGACCGTTACCGCCTGGTAGTTGACAATGGTGATAAATTCGACGGTGTTAACATCGGCGACCTAACAATCAACGAACACTCTGACTCTCGTGCTAGGCTTGGTGATTTGTGGATTCGTTGGAAAGACCAAGCATTGTTTGATGCTTCACAGGGTCTACTCGATACTAACGATGACGGTGTGCAAGCTCCATCTCACACTATCGACCTTGGTACAACCTTCAACTTCAACCAGTTGCTTGATATTGAGCGTACTCTGAAAACTTCGAATGGTTATACTACTGGCGGTATTCGTCGTCCACTAGACCCATTCCGTACTACTAGTGATTCAAATGGTGACCGTCCACTGTGGATTTTCGTTATTGATTCAGCAATGGCTAATTTGTTGCGTAAAGACACTGCTGGTTATCAGACTCTTATGCGCTCTGGTGATGTTCGCGGTAACAACAACCGTAACATCTCTGGTATCATTGGTCAGATTGGTGCTATGCTAATCGTTGAAGCTAATCAGTTCTTTGGTGACACTGAAGGTACTACTCTTGGTTGGGGTCTTAACGATTCTGAAGTTGAAATGTGTGGTCTACGTCAATATGATGGCGCTGACCCTACAACTGCAGTTTGGACCGGTCAAGAAGGCTTTGACTACAGTTCTGCTAACCTACACTCACGTGGTGTTATTCTTGGTGCTGGTGCACTACAGATTGCATTTGGTAAGCAGCCTGACTATCGCTGGCAGCCATCGCAAGATTTTGCTATTAAATCAGAATCTGCTCTGGAAGTCTGGACTGAGGTGCGTAAGACACACCTTAAAGCTGGAAACGCGAACTATAAAGCGGCGAAAGTAGCTGACATCGATTACGGTGTTGTTACTGTTGACGTTCAAGTTGGCTCATAAGGGAGGGTTGAAGAATGGCTTTTACTGATTTAACTCGTGTTGACAACTATCACCAGAAGAAAGGCGTTTGCGAGACCGTCATTCGTGTGGGTTCTGAAGAGTACAAAGAGTTCACCGCTGCTGGTAATTTTAAGGTAGCTTTGCTTCCACCTCGTGCAGTTATTACTGATGCATACGTTCACACGTTCACTGCATCTGATGCTGGTGCTATTACTCTTGGTACTACTGAAGGCGGTACTGAGATTCTAAGCTTAGGTGATTCAACTACTCCAGGTAAAACTGGTACTTTCACTGGTCAGTCTCATACTGATACAGGTGTACCTCTGTTCATGACTACTGCAGCTGCAGCAACTCAAGGTGATTTTATTGCTGTTGTTGAATATGTTGAGTATACTAAGAACACTGGTGAATATACTAAGATTAGTAAATAATCTTGGCTAATATGAAGACCTACGTCCATGTAGGTCTTCACTAATTCTAAGGTGTTAGCTTATGGCAACTAGAGTAGAAAGAATTCTGTCGAATGCCAGGTTAACGCTGGCCGACCCAAATAAAGAGCGCTGGGATGATGCGACTCTTATAGCTATACTTAATGAAGCACAGATTGACTTTTGTCAACAGACCCAAATGCTTCATGAGCGAGTAGACGTACCTATTATTATAGGTAATCCTTATTTCAATCTACCGGACGACTGTTGGTTATTAACACGTGTCTTGTACGATAATTCTCCCCTTCCTTTAGTTACTCACCATGAACTAGACAACGTTACTATGTCACGTCGTTTTGTTGACTTTGGTCTCCCTACAGCTGGCTCACGCTGGGAAGTAACTAAAGGTGAACCTCAAGCAATTATATACGACCGTCGTAATATGCTTGAAGGTAAAGTATACCCCATTCCAGATAGACCAATTAAAGATGTTGCGTATAATTTTGTTGGCACGCCGTCTGAAACATTCTATAACATAGACTTTTATGGTGTTGCGTCAGAAACTTTTGGTGCTACACTATTAGATGATTTCGGTGTAATAGCCTCAGCCGGTTCATTATCTGAAGACATCAATATTATACCAGACTATGGTGTAGCTGCTGCACTGACTATAGCTGATGAAGTAGACACACCACCAGATGGCTTCGGTATTATAGTTGATATTACTGGTTACAGTTTTGATTCAGTGTATGGTTCTGTGGTGGACCTGTATGACGAAGATGTTGCTACCGAAACGTTTGAAGACACTTTTGGTTTTGTAGATACAGTAGTTGAAGCTTGTTCATTTTTACGCTGTTATTACTTAAAGAATCCTATTGATATAGTTGATGAAACAAGTGACCTAGACATACCAGCAATGTATGATATAGCACTTAAGTTCTACTTGTGTGGCCAAGCATTTATGAACGATATAGACACAGCATACCAACAAAAAGGTGCAGCTCAAATGATGATTTATGAGCGTCACGTTAAAACAGCTAAAAAAGATAGCATGCGTGATTTCACTCGCGCAGGACAATTTGAAACTACCTATAGGAGAGGCTTCTAATGACAACCTCAGTAAGAACAGTAACAAAAGCTCTGGCTGCAGAAGAAGACCTGCTATACGGTGAGGGCACAGCACAACAAACACGAGCAGGTCTTGCTTATACTGTAAGTAAGATTCGTGGATTTCGTCCAGTGAATGATACGACAGAACTCGCTGAACTTGACCCACTTAAGTTTCCAAAAGCTATATTAGTTGAAAGTGGTACGTATAAGCTTTATCAATATAATGGTGCCGAATATGAGCAATTAGTTCCAGCTTCTAAAGTTGAGACTATTACAGCTAATGTTGGTACTATTTCTGCTATAGCTAAAGAGTCCGTTATCTTCACTGTTTCTTCAGCTCATACGTTAACAGCTATTACAAACGGTGTTATTGGTCAAGAACTTAATATTTTATCTACAACAACTAACACGACTGTACAAAACAATGCAGGTATTGTTTTAAAAGGTGGCGCAGACTACTTAATTCCAGCAAATACGGGTTTGAGACTGCTCTATACTGGTACTGTATGGGCAGAGGTATAAATGGATAATTGGCAAGCATGGGCAGCAGCATTATTTGGTTTTATCTTAACTATCTTAGGTGCCAATTATCGTATGGATAAGAAGCGACACGAAGATAATGCCAAGGAATGTGCAAAGCGCGACTCAGAACTCGCAGAACGTGTTGCTCGACTAGAGAGCGAGCTTATGACTGAACGCGAAGTTAGACAAGTATTAAAGGATTATTTCGGTCCTTTCATGGAGTCAATTACGAAAATGCAGGCAGACGTTACTGAAATTAAGATACAGATAGCAAAGCTGCCTAAGACAAGAGGATGAGTAATTATGGCACAATTTCTTACACCTAAAAGCTTTCAAGATACAGGCTTAGTTACCGCTATTACTTCAGAAGGTAATAGATTTTACGCACAATTTGATGAAGTATTCACTACAGGTGAAACTAAGTATTTCTTATATCAAATGCCAGGTAATGGCCATGCTATTGCTTTAATCAAACGTTTATGGCAATCGTTAAATGGTAGTGCCGAAATATCAATTTTATGGGACTCAACTGGTGTTGTACCTGGTACGCCTATTTATATACTTAATGAGAACAGAAATAGTAATATTGTGTCAGGTGTAGAAATTAGCGAGATAGCTGCACCTACAACTGATGGCTTAGTAATTGAAACTGACTTTTTAACTGGTACAGGGCAAGGTTCAAACTCTAGTGGCGATATATCACCTGAGTCAGGTTTTCGTCTCTACAGTCCAAGCTCTTTCTTTATTGCTAAAGTTACCAATCTAGAAAACAGTGACAATCGCATTAAGCTCGGTTACAACTTTGCACGAATTCCTTTAACTGCATTAGGCTAACATATGAAGTTACAACAGTTCGATGGTGGTGTAGCTTCAAGGTTAGCACCACAACTACTAAATGTTAATCAGGGAGTTATCTACGAGAATGTAGATAACTCTACTGGTGTGCTCACGCCTGTCAAAGATAAACTGTTAGCTGATATTCAAGTAGAACGCTATAACAAATACTTTGTAGCTGGTGATGAATGGTTAAGCTCTGCTGTTGAAACTGATTACTTGGAATTTCAGCGTAAAATGTATTTGACAGACAGAATAAATCGACCACAAAAGTACTCTGACGGCGAATACAACTATTTAGGTATAATTAGACCAGAGATTGTTCCAAGCCTCGCTAATTTAAATATAGCTAAGCCATTAGAAGACATTACTGTACTGAACAAAACTGATGCTGGAGACTTACCTGCGTCTGATTTTGATTACTTATTAGTTAATGTTAATAATGATGTTTATTCAACACCTTTTAGATTTACCGTGTATGCTAGCACTACTACGGCTACTAGAGCTAATGGTGAAGTAGTTTCATTTAATGAGACAACACGTTTTGGTCGTAATCCTATTACAACTGAAGATACGCCAACTAATAGAGCTATACAGTTTAAGTCTTTACAAGGCCCATTAGCGCAATCCGCAAGACTTTATCGCTTTCATGATGGTGTGTGGCGATTAGTCAAAGAGTTTTTTAACAAGACTACTACATTCCTAGACGATACATTTGATGTTAGTGCCAATGAAGAACTTGTTGAATCTAGAATCTCTGCATTTAATGGTACGTATCAATACGTATACACCTTTTATAATTCTTCTGATGGTACAGAATCTGCACCTAGTGATTTATCTGCAGAATTAGACGCTAATAGTGGTAGCATAAATGTTACGATGCCAGACGTGTCAACTGACCCACAGGTAGACAAGAAGCGTTTATACCGTATTGGTGGTAATATTGCACAATTTACTCTTGTTATAGAAGTTAACAATACTACAACGTCTTATTTAGATAGTCTTAGTGATGTTGACTTAGATGGCAGGTTACTTGAATCAGATAATTACTATGAAGCTCCAGAAGGTTTGCAATTTTTATCTGAATCGTACGCTATGCTGTTTGGCGCTATTGGTTCATCATTGCGCTTTACGCCCATTGGTAAACCTAATGCTTGGCCGCCTGAGTACGAGATACAATTTGATGCAGATATAACAGGACTAGGTCCAGTGTCTAATGGTATTTTGGTATTCACTAGATTCAAGACTTATATTGTTACTGGCACGGGCCCAACATCGTTAGCTCAACAATCATTACGTGGTGACCAAGGTTGTATAGCCTTTGAATCAATTAAAGAAGCTTATGCTGGTACACTAATATGGGCGTCAGAAGACGGTCTATGTACTTCTTCTGGTAATAACGTTGTCAGTCTAACTAAAGGTTTTATCGGTGAAATTCTATTAGAACCTGTTAGTTCAGCAATTAATGATGAAGTTTATTATTGTCATAATACTGATGGCACTACATTAGCTTGGGACTATCGTTTTCAAACTATTCCTAAGTGGCTAGACTTAGATGTTGAGTCTTTGTCTGTAGCAAACGGTGAACTATACGGTTATAAAGAAGGTGAGTTGTATTTCTTATATAAAGGTACTGATAATTTAACTTTAAAATATAAGTCACCACGATTTGTTGAAGGTGCATTTTCTAACAATAAAACCTACAAAAAGGTGTACGTTCGTTCAGAAGGTGATATAATAATAAATATAATAATTGACGATGAAGTTGTTGCTACTTTTAATCTAACAGGTAAAGAGACACATCAACTTCAAGTACCTCAAAATTTACAACGCGGGTATAGCATCCAGTTTGAGATTGAAGGTACCGGCGTTATCGATGAAATTGAGTATGTAGCGAGTCCAAGACAAAATGGTTAATCAATCACTAGTATCAGTACCACCAAATGTAGAGGAGCCCGTAGTATTACGGCGCTTCCTTTCGCGTTTGGTAGAACAGTTGGATGTTGTTTTAGGTAATCGTGCTGGTCCATCAAATCAGTATATTGACCAAGAACAACTTCTTGCTGCATCTTCAGAACTTACTGAGTTATTGGATGAAGCACGAAGTACTCTTGAGACTGCTCTTAATCAAGTTGAAGACGTATCTGAAGAAGCGTTGTTGGAATTAGCCCAGCGTATAACTGCTGCAGAGGAGAAGAACGTTGAACAAGATGCGAGACTTGATGCAGTTGAATTAAAGAATACCCAACAAGATACTAGACTTGATGCAGTTGAATTAAAGAATACCCAACAAGATACTAGACTTGATAACTTAGAGTCTGCTGGGTATATAACAGATGCACCATCTGATGGTAATACTTACGGCCGTAAAGACGGTGCTTGGGTGATTATACCATGAATATTACTTATAAAGGTAAACCTGTAGAAACTACTATAACTGAGTCTGGAGTAAAGTCTAGAATCAATGGTATTAAAGATTTAGTTAATGTAATGAAGGACTTACCACAACTTGATGCGCCAGTTAAACACCACTTTTCTAAGGGTGTGTACGCTCGTGAAATCTTTATGCCTAAAGGTATGTTAATCGTCGGTAAGATTCATAAGACTCGTCACCTAAACATTATTTCACAAGGTAAGTGTACAGTTGCGACACCTACACGACGACTTGAAATTGAAGCGCCATTTACTTTTGAGTCCACGGAAGGTGAACAAAAAGTCGTTTATATGCACGAAGACGTGGTGTGGACAACTATACATTTAACAGAAGAAACAGACTTAGCTAAGATTGAAGAACAATGTATAGCTGAGGATTATGATGAACAAACTATTAATGCTCTTGTTGAGAGCTTTGGAGGTACGCCATGTCTTGGGGCTTAGTAACTGTAGCAGGTGCAACCGTCGTTAGTGGAGTAATGGGTTCACGTTCAGCAAGTAAAGCAGCTGATGCGTCTAGTGATGCTTCTGCTGCTCAATTAGCTTTTGAACAAGAGCGTTACGATGATTGGCAAGCTGTATACGGACCTATTCAGGATAACTTATCTAATTACTATCAGAATGTTACACCTGATTACTACGCATCTGTTGGTTTAGAGACGTTTGAACAGCAATATCAAACTAGTCTTCAACGAATGGATGAGACTTTTGCACAACGTGGTATTGACCCATCGTCTGGTCTTGCCGCAAGTATGGAATCTCAAGCTGAGCTTAGCGCAGCTGAGACGCGCGCAGGGATTCGTCGAGACGCAGTAACACAAGCTGCTGAAGACAAGAGTCAATTCTTACAAATCGGCTTAAGTCAAAATCCAGCAAGCTCAGTTAGTGGTGCACTTAGCCAACAAGCTCAAGTCGCACAACAAAATTCATTGGCCGCACAACAAGCTGCTGGCCAAGCATGGAGTGCCGCTATTCCTTCCGTAGGTCGTGCTATCGATGCGTATAATACGCAACCGGTAACGTCTGGTGGAACTCAGATGGCTGGTCAACCTTATATTGACTACAACACGCCAACGGTATAGGAGTATAACATGGCAAGTGCTCAAGTATGGTCTGGTGTAGCGCAAGGTTTAGACAAGGCATCGCAATACATGTCTGAGTCTGACCTTCGTCAAGCACAATTAGCTGAGGCTAAATCCAGACAACAACAATCACAAATGCAATTAGAAGAGTACGCTGCTAATGCTCCGAATCGTCAACGTACGAATGAGTTAGAAATGCAGCAACTTGAAGCTAATACGCGTACAATAAATCAACAGTCTACTCAGTCTCAAACATATGATGCATTCCGTCGCTTTGAAGCTGATAAAGACGTTAGACACCTCAATACTTGGCTAAACGATGTTAAACGCAATCCTGTTGGTGCCAATATGTACGGTGATGTCGTTCGTGTAGACCAATTGGCTAAAACAACTGAGAATGACCAATTACTGCGTAAGATGGGTTATACAGATTTAGACGCTGTGTATACTGACCCAGAACTAAGTAAAGACTTAGTTGTGATGACCGGTACAAATCAGCGTGGTATTGTTAATATGAACGATATGTATGCTGGTACTGGTTTCGCCAATTATTTGTCTAATGAACAACTAACTGAGATGGAGCGTAAAGCTCGTATTAACCAGCTACTTCGTTCTGGTCAGTCTGGTCATAAAGTCACAATGCAAGAACGTGTAGTGCAAGACCTAATTGATACTGGTAAAGCTTCTAGTGTTGCTGAAGCATATCAGCTACTGAAAGACATGGACGCGTCAGGCAAAGGTCAAGGTGTACTTAGTTCTACTGAAGAACGCGCGGTTGCTCGAATTCAGGAAGATGAGAATATTAGTTATCTTGAAGCTTTAGATAAGTACTATACTACCAAGCGTCAAGGTACTGGTACAACTAATGAGTCTCGTTTCATTCAAGAGTATTTAGATAACAACGAAGGTGCTACTTATGAAGAGGCAGCGGCGGAATATCGTAATCTGGCGAAGACGACAACTCAGAAAGAGGTTGCGGACGTTCAACAACTCCGTACTGGCTTAGACGAAATGAACTGGCTTGAGACTAATGTCGGTGAAATGTCTATGACTGAACGTGCTCGTGTTTATCGAGACTACATTAGTCCTCTTGAAGACCTTCGTAATTTCAGTATGTCTAATGAAGACAAACGTACCATTCGTAATTTACGCGACCTGACTGCTTTAGGTAAGAAAGCTGGTACTGAACTAACACCTGATGAAACTGGCCTCTTGGATAGTTCATTGAACAGTGTTAAGAAATACATCTTTGATGAAGTCGGTGGTAAGAAAGCTACATCATCTTATGAGACATTCCGTAATATCTTCCGTAATGCTCTATATGGTGCGTCTCTTACACAAGCTGAGATTAACGCGTTTAACAAAGCGGCTGGTACATTAGGTCAACAGTTCCAACCTGTTATGGCTCAACTACAAGTTCAAATGGAAACAATCAAAGAGAACTTGGAAGCTGTACGTGACTTGAACGACCCAGACATTGCTCATTACTATACTGGACAATCAATTGAAGAAATTGATAATGCTATTATGGCAATTGAAGAGCGTATGAATGATCCTCGCTTGCGTATCGGTCGCAAAGCTAAAGGTCAAGAAATTAAAGTACAGAGAGTACAACAAAATGCGCAGCCTGTACCACCAGATGTAAATGGTCAAGACCAGGACACTACCTTCGATTTTGATGCGGCTATGAAGGAGGCTGGACTATGAAGGCTACAGTAAAGGATTGTAAAGACACCTTTAAAATAGGATACGAGACGTATAATGCGTCTCGTAAAGAAGCGAATGAAGCTTGGAATCTTTATCACAATCGTCATTACACTTATGACCAGCTTGCTGTACTTGAAAACAGAGGACAACCTAAAGAAACGTTCAACGTCGTTAAGATGTATGCGCGTATGCTCGTGGGTTACTATTCTACTGTGGTCAATACTGTCGTGGCGCGCCCTCGTAATCCACGTGATATTACCACTACTACAGTCTTAAATGATACCATTAATTTTATCTTGGAACAAAATCGCTTTGACATTGAAGGCGACCAGATTAAACTAGGTGGTATGATTTCTGGTATTCTGTGTTCTTATACAGAAGTACGAGACACTGGTAAACGTGACCAATTTGGTCGTCCAATTAATGAGTGCGCTGTTCACCATGTTCCAGACTATGAGTTAGTTTTGGACCCAATGAGTGAGCTTGATGACTATTCCGATGCTAAATACTTACATCGCTTTAAGTGGATGTCTGAAGACGATGTTAAGAAAACATTCGGTGATGAAGCGCTTAAGAAAATTAATGCTTATCAGAACTATCTGAATGCAAACGAAGCTGACTTTGAATATAAGTTTGGCACTCGTTCTACATACTCTGGTTATGGTGATTATAACTATGGTTATTCGGGCTTTGGCTTTAGTGGCTATTATCGTGTACATGATAACTTCCTTATTGTTCATACAGTATTGGAAGATGAAGATGGACGTCGTTGGTCTATCTACTGGCATGATGAGACTATTCTTAGTAAGACTGAGATTACTTACAAAGATACTAAATGGTCTTATCGTGTACAGAAGTTACATAGCTCAAATAAGACTGAGTATTATGGTCTATTCCGTGAAGTAATCGAGTCGCAGAAAGCTATTAACCAGGCGTTGATTCAGATTCAGCTGATGGCAAATACAACTAAGGTATTTGTCCAAGAAGGTGCAGTAGACAACTTAGAAGACTTCAAGACGCTTATTAATCGTGTCAATGGGGTTATTCCAGTCAATGACTTAGCTGGTATTCGTGTTGACCAAATGTCCAAAGAGATTATCGACCAGTATACTCTGATTGATAAAGCATTAGACCGCATTCAACGTGTATTAGGTGTAAATGACAGTTTCTTAGGTATGGCTTATGCGAGTGATTCTGGCCGCAAAGTTAAGCTACAACAGAATGCTACTATTATGTCGCTTCGCTATGTAACTGCGCGTATTGAATCGTTCTACCAATCTTTAGCTATGGATATTGCAAACTTAGCCAAGCAGTATTATAGAGCTACGCAATTTCTTCGTATCACAGATGCTATGACTGGTCTGCGTTGGGTAGAGATTAACAAACCGATGGAAATGTTCTCAGGTCAGTTTGATGCTAATGGACAACCTATATTCCGACCTATTTTAATGGAAGTTATTGACCCAGCTACTGGTGAGATGATGGAAGATGACGAAGGTAATATACTATTAGCTCCTGTGTCAGAAGAAGGTACGGACTTTGAATTCAGTGAGTTTGACATTAAGATTGAATCCTCTAGTTATAATGACGAGGATGAGAAAGGACAGCTAATGCTTGAGTCTGTAATGTCTGGTCAGATTGGTTCTATGTTAGCTCAAGTTAATCCAGCCGGCTTCTTTAAA